GCATTACATCTTTAACAGCGTCGGCTTTACCTTGCTCGTAAAAATGATTAGCTATAGTATCTACATTTTCAGCGGCGTAAATAGCTTTGTGATAACCTACAGTATCAACAACTTCACCATCCTTGTTTAAGAACTTCTTAACGAATGTATTTAAGTCAGACTGTTTTTCAGCCAAAGCTTGAGGATTAGAAACATTATATCTAAAGTTCTTTTCACCAACTGAGATTTCAAAACCTTTAAAATCATCAGCAAAAATTTCATTAGTTTTATTTCTAAAATTTTCTCTTCGCTCTGCAGCTATTTGTTGTTCTTTGTTGTATCTATTGAAAAAATCCATTGCTTTTTGTTGTTCTTGAGTAACTCCAGGTCTCAACTTGATTTCCTCGTAGTATTTACTCTTTGAACTTTCTAAAAAGTTTTTGGCTTTTGCAATTTCTTCTTTGAAAAGTAACTGTCTTTTTTTAACAGTTCTTTCATCATCCGTTTCTTCATCATAAGAAAAAGTGTCTTCCATTAGAAAATCTATTTCTTCTGTATTAAGATGCGGTTTAATTTTTTTATAATATTCATTTAATAAAGACTTTTCATCATAATTAGAATAATCTTTATTTAAATTTACATAGTCTTCAACAGTTCCACCTGTTTCTTTCATAAAAGATACTAACTTCTCTACATTTTCTGGTAGACTTATTTGAGGAGTTTGTTCTGTAGTTTTTTCTTTTACTACATCTTCTTTAACCTCTTCTGTTATTTCTTCTATAATTGAAGTTTCTTCTTTTACTTCTTCGGCGGACCGTACCTCTTCAACCACTTTTTCGCTACTTGCCTCGTCTTTCTTTTCTTCGACAACAACATCGCTATCATTTGTTTCTTGTGTTTGAATGGCATCTTCTGTTTTTTCTGGCTTTTTACTTAAATCTAGTTTTATATCTTTAGTAGATGTATTTACTAGTTTTTTAGGTTTTTTCTTTATTTTAAATTCACCTTGTTCTAATTCACCCGTAGGTGTTTCTTTTATTTCTTCTGACATAATATAATATAATAATTAATAGTTATAACATAGGCATCTGTGTAGGGTCTATGTTTTGATTATTACCTTGAGTTTCAAAATCCGTTGGTAATAAATTATCTTGTCGTTGTTGTATCATAGCGCTTTGTTGCGTTGCTTGCAACTTAGTCCTATTATCTTTACGATCTTCAATAAATTGTTCTTTTTGTTTTTCTCTTGATACTTTCATGCTTGCTAACTCCATATCATATTGATATCTCAACTGTAAGGTCTGTTGATCTATTTGAGCTTGCATTTGCATTTTTTGTATTTCAAACTCTGTTTTAGCTTTTTCTAACTCTACAGAACTAGCTGTTAATGCTTGTTGCTTTTGCATTTCAGCTAAAGCTGCTTTTTCAGCCGTCTGCTGATTAGCCTGTGCCTGAGCTTGTATGTTTGCTTGAGCAGCTTTTTGATCAGCTTCTTGTTTCTTTTTTCTTCTAAACTTAAGAAGTTGATTAGCTAATTTAAGATTTTTAACTTCTCTTATATCTATAGCATCTTCAAGATATATTTGATTAGCTTTTAAAGCTATTTGAATGTTTTGTTCTAACTGAGCTTTTTCTTCTTCATCTGGTTCTAGAGTTATAAATATACCAAAGTCATGAATCTGTTGATTTATTAACTCTCCTAAAGTAGCGGTGTTAAAAGTAGATATACTATTTTCTAAAGCTTGTCTTGTTAAAGGAAACTGCAAAGAGTCAGCTACACGTAAAGAAATATTTTCACAAGCTCTTAGTGTTAAATACAAACTTGCCTGTAGTATATGTCTAGTAGCTGTATTAGAGTTTGCTGCCGCTAGCTTTTGTAAGCCTACTAATGAATTTTTATCAGGATTACTACCGTCTCTAGCTTCATTTAAGCCTGTTACGTCTCTAATAAGTTGTAAGTAATATTGGTAAGTTTGTATTAGACTCTGTATCTTAGCACCTCCTGATCCAGTTCTTAATTCTTGTATTGGAACTTTACCTCTATTAATATCACCTTCTTGTGTTAAAGATCTACCAACAATAGAACCAGTTTGAAAATACATATTTAAAGCTTCAGCTGGATTATAGTTTGTCCCATTACCAAGGTCAACTTCCGCTAAACCGTCCATATCTAAAAATACACCATCAGGAACTACTCTAGCTAGTACTTGTTGTATCTTTAAATGAGTAAGTTGTATCATATCAGCAAAACCCGTTATTCTACTCACTAAAGAGTTTATTCTACCTTTGTACATTCTTGGTGCAGAAACAGCATAACTAAAATTAACTTTAGTTGTATCAGCTACAGGCCTAGTCATATTTTCTGCCATCTTCCACTCCATCATCATTGGATGTCCTAATATCTTAGCGCCTGAATAAAGTGTTTCAATTGTTCTAGATACTTTATTAAAACTATCAGCTTCAGGTGGGTTAAAAGTGTCAGGCTTTTCTAATGCTTTTTCCAAACCCTGATCTGTTTGTTTTATTTTATATACCTGATCAGAGTAACTTTTATATTCAAAATATAAAACTTGTATAGTTTGATCGTCTTGTCTACCGTTCCAATTTCTTAAATACTCAGAATTACCTGGATATTTTTGTATAACTTTTAATTCTTCGTCTGTTAAGTTAGGAAACTGTTTTTTAATATCAGCTAAATAAACAGATTTAACTTCACCTACATAATAAAGATCTTCAAAGTTTGGATCATTACTGTATGAATATACTAAAGCTGCTGGATCTACATAATCTACAGTAACACCTTCAGCTTTATTCCACATAGTTTTTACACAACCAATACCTAAAACTGTTAAGTCATAATTAATTCTTTGCCTAACTAGATCATATTTGTTTTTATCTAATATTTGGCTAATAACTTCTTCTTCAGCTACTTCTACAGATTGTTTAAAATCCATTTGCAAATGAACTTCTAACTCTTCTTGATTTTGAGGAGCAGTAGCCTGGTCTGAAGAAAAAGCATTTATACCTAAAAGTTTTTGTGCTTCTTCTAAGTAGTCTTTAGCCTGTATATCTGTCATTAAATTTTGAGCGTAGTCTGTTCTGATTTTACTACAAACCGGGTCTTGTGCGTAAGCATTAATGTCGTAATTTCTTTGCGACATGCCATTTACTACAATGTCTACAAATTTAGATATTACAGGAACTGGTTTCCAGTCTAGGTTTAAATAGCTTAAATCTCCATTTATTGCTAGCTCATCTTTATATTTTTGTATTGGTTGTTCTCCTCTAGCATATAATCTTAATAAAGCATAGTTATTATAATTAATAGCATATCCTGGCGCATTTGTTCCATATCTATAGTTTCTAAACCATTCGCCTTCTATAGCTCTCCCTACGGCTAAACCGTAGTCTATAGTGGCTTTTTCTGCATCTGATACTACTTGATCTGGAAAAGAACTGTTTTGATTATAAGCAACTTGCATTTATTTATTTTATTATTTTAGAGATAATTCCATCATTATCATATCTTTTTATACCTAACTTAATAGGTGTAGTATTTCTTTTAGGTACTGGTCTATACATATTTTTATTACAGGCCATTATTGCTAAACCAGAACTTATAGAAGCGTCATACTTAGTTCTATTGTTTATATTAAATTGTGCCCAGTCTTCTAAAGTTTTTTGAAAATACATATCTCCATATTCTTCTTGTACTCTGCCTACATAAGTTTCTATATAACTTTCAATAGCAGCTGCGTGAGCTTGTTTAATATCTTCACTTGAATTAGGTATTCCACCTATTTCTCTTTCTGTAGTAGATAATTTATTCCACATTTTATCTGGCCTATTTATAGAAAAACCTCTATATCCTCTTCTTTTCAAATAGTACAATAATCTAGGTTTATTGTTTTCAGCTAGTATTGGCATGCCATAAAATACTAGAGCCATAAGAACATCTTCAAAAAATATCTCAGCCGTTTGCGGTCTAGCTATATACTCTAAAAAAAAATGATTAGGAGGTGCGTCTTCCATAGAAAACTTAGTTAAACCATGTAAAGCACCATTAGAACCTTTACCGTCAACAGTGCCTGATATATCGTAACTGTCACATCCAAAAGCTCCAACATGTTCATTACCTGGGTATTTACCACCACTTTTTAGTATTACACGATTTTGTAAATTATTAGGTGGAACCCAAGATATCAAAAACCTACCGTTTTCACTAGGTATAAAATTAACAAAAGTATCTTTAACACCTTTATTCCATTGAAAATTACCTCTTGTAATGTTAGCAACGTTATTTATTTCGTTATTATAATCTACTTGCTCGTATATTTTTGTTAGATTAAATAAACTATTTTTAGTTTCATCTCTAAAAGCGTGATCTTCAGTTCTGGGAAATTGCCTGTAATATTCGTTTAAACTATCTTGATCTTCTTTTAGTCCATGTACTTCATTTTCCCAATGTTCAATTACGCCTGTTTCAATTTCAAAACCATCAATTCCTTTGATTGAATTTTTTCCTCTAACAAAAACAGGTGATCCGAAAGTATCCATGAATCCTTCGTAGTTCCACTCCATAGGTATGAACAAGCTATAGAGCCCAGAAGATGTTTGTCCATTTCTATTTCTTTTTGTAACATCGCTATTGTAATATAGTTGTTTAAAGTTTTTTCCACCTTTGTCTAACGAATTTGAAGTACTACCCATCATACATTTACCCACGACTCTTGATCCTAATCTTAATGTAGTCTTTGTAACTCTCCAGTTATTTAATATATTATCAGGTCTTTCCCATTTACCACTTTCATCATGTGCTAATAGCTTTAGCTTTTCACCATCATAAGAGTTATCGCCTGTATTTTTCCAATCAATAGTAGTATCTAAACCTTCTATTTCTAATTCTTTAATATTTTCTTGGAGTTTTCTTCTCGTAAGTTTTGCAGCCGGTACTCTATATGCCAACTCAGTCTTCGGCCTGTCCATACCATCTTGAATCGGTTTAAAAAAGAATGGGTAGTTAACTGATATGGGTACAACTTTATCTGTAAACATTTTTTTGGCATCTGAACCAGACTTGGAAAGTATACCGAATCTAGCATCGGAAGATATTGTAGCTTGATTAACGAGTTCTGATGATGCCATAAAAGAGAATCCAGAACGTCTGTTTTTAAGGTAACAGATTCCGTAGGATCTGTGATCTGCTTTACAAGCTTCCCAAAATATAAAGAAGAGTCTATTTGCTTCTCTAAATTCAGGGGCTCCAACGTCAATTTTTGACCATTGCAAGTACATGTAATGAGTACCAGTAATATATACAGGACTGCCACTATTGTAGAAACTAAAACCTTCTTCTCTACGTTTAAATTCTTGATCAATGTAATCATACCATTTTTCCTTAAAACTTATTGGATAATTCTCCCAATCAAACCTTGTAGTTATTTTTTGTAATTCTTTTGGATATTCAAACTGTTTCCAGTATTGCTCCTTTTTGTCTTTGCTTCGTTTATACGGTTCATCGATTGCTGGTAAAGCAATCCTGAGATTTTGTATTTCAATGATCTGTCCAATTCTACCTGTTTTGCTAATTACAACAAAATCGTAATCTTTATTATAACCATATTTCCACTTTTTATATCTGTTTTGTTTAGATAATATTTTAGGGTTTACAACTTCTTTTAACTCTTTCCAAAGAGTTTGCTTGTAACTCATTTACTTCTCCCTTCTGCAAAACCTTTAAATGACTTAGTTTGTATATTTTTATCTACACCATCTAATATGTTTTGCTCTTCTTCAATACGCTGCAGTATTTCAAAAGCATCCATAATGCAAAGCTTTTTTGTAGCAGCAGCATTTTTCAATCTGTCAGCCGCGAGATCATCACTACTGTCTGTTATGATTTGCTCTTCAGCTACTTTAATTAACTCATCTACAGCTTTACGCCCAGCTTGGATTATATTCTTTCTCGTTTCCTTTGTACTCATGGACTAACGCTATATCATTTGATTTCATACAATACAAGCGCTCGTTGTTTATTACAAACTCAAATTCAGAGTTTGGGGTAAATGTTACAAGCGCTCCAGGTTTTATTTTAAGATCATCTAAGAT